AAACCACCTTGTCTGTAATCCATTTCCATACCTTGTGGTAACACACTTCCACCCATATTGTAACCATTCATTACACCACCCATGTTATTATCAGTCGTTAATCCTCTTGCTCCTGCATTATTAAGAGCTTCAGTTATACCACCAAATTCATAATCAGATCTTCCCATTATTCCACCATAGGCTGCTGTTTCTGGAGCTTCATAGTATTCGCTTAAATCATTCATCTGTAAAGTTTCTTCTACAGTGTCCTCAGGTATACCTGCTTGTCTCATCATTGTCATTTGTTGGTAAGCTCTTTCAGAATCATTCGCTGTCGACGTTGCTTCGATCTCTGCAGCATCTGCTGCTTCTTGTTTTTCAAATTCTCTCATCGCTGGTCTTTGATAGTTGACCGCTACGTCACCTGTAGCTTTCGAAGCATCAAAAGCAATCGCTCCTAATCCTTCTTTAAGATTTGGTAAATTTAAACGTGATGCTCCAGAACCTAAATCTTGTAAAGTTTCCATATTACCTTTAAAATAATCTGCACCTGTTGCTGCAACATTTTTTCCTAAATCACTTGCTTTAGTTAAAAAACTTCTATCATTTAATGCTGAGTTTTGAGCAACAGTCATGGGACCTTGTTCTGCACCTGAACCAAATGTAGCTGAATCTCTTAAATTAGCACCAGTATTGGCACCACTTAAATAACCTTGACCACCCGATAATATTCCCGATAGTTGATTAAGATCTTCAAAATCTGCTTCAGGATCTGCCATTGCTTGAGTAAGCATATTGGTTCCATACATAGATGCAAATCTACCAGCACCTCCCAGACCAGATAAAATACCAGAACCAGGTATAAACATAGAAGCGTAAGGAAGTAATGGTCTTAATTCATTAGGTATAAGTTTATCACTAAGCTTTTGAAAAGGTTTAATAACCTTGTTAGCTGCTTTTTTAAAAGGTTTAGTTATCTTACTGAAAAATCCCATAATTTTTTATATTTTAATTGTTGAAAAGCAAGTTAGCAAGACTTGTATATATGCTATATTATACCAATTTACTAGAGTTTTTACCACTAGTCAATGCTATTTACTATCAGATCCTAGTGGAATTTGAGCTACTCTTAACTCTACATCACGTCTAATGTGTTTAGTTTCCGTTGTAGTATTAGGATCATTAACATCAGCCGTTGCTTCTTCATCTGAATTGTACTCTTTTCCTGTATCTATATGAGTTAAAGTTACTATACATTCAGGAGTTATAATAGGAACTTTTCTTCCTTCTATTGTTTCCCATCTTATGCTTGGTGGTGTTTCAGTAAATGACATTATAAATCCTCTCTGTTTGTTTCTAATATACTAATGGTTACGTCTGGTCCTGTAATATCTGATAACATTTTTAACTTATCATTTTCTTGTAAGACTAATATGTTAATAATAAATTCTTCAGTAGCATCTGCTGCTATAGTTTTTTTACTATAAAAATAATCTACACTGTTTGAATTAATTTTAATTGTAACCACAGCACTTCCAGCACCTTCATTATAAATGTGAATAGATTTTATTAAAGCTCTAGTATTACCCGGTACTGTATAAACATCTTTTTGAGTACCTGTTATTAAATCGTCATTTATTTTTCTATATATATTAGCCATTAAACCAACTGTACCTTTCTGAATCTTCTTTTAATTGTGTTAGGTATGTAGCATTTAATTGTTCTACAATCAAAGTAATAGATCTGTTAATTTGTCTTTGATTATCCTCACTATATTCTTTTCTAGGTTCAGGTAATCTTACTACTATTTTTGTCATTATCCTCTTCTCCCATCAGGTTGTATATCTACTTGAAAAGTACCAAATCTCCAAGACTCACCGGCTCCTGTATTGGCTATTTTTAAATTTGCATATCTTCCCCTTGCTCTAGTGTCAACTTTTAAAGTAGATGAAGTAATTGTAAAAGGACTTAATCCTGTTTGTATATCATCTTGCGCTGGAAAATCTTTAACTGAAAGTGTTATCTGATTGTTTCCTATTAGTACTTTAAAGTTAGGAAGAAATCTTCTCATAGCTAGAAATACTTCACTTTGATCTGGTTGTAAAGAAAAACTAAAAGACTGAATAAAAGACTCTAATGTAGTAGTACTACCATCTGGATTTGTTTGATCGGTCCCCGATTCTTGTGCAAAATAAGTTGTATTACCTAAACCTACTTGACCTACTACTGCAGGAAAAGTTCCTGCACCTGCACTATTATAAGATGTTGCATAAGCTTGAGGATAAATAAGTGTATCCATCCAAGTTGTTCTATTAAAATTAACATTAGTATTTGTATACCATGTACCTAGTGGTGGTTGTTTAGCTTCACCATAATTATAAGCAACAGATCTATTATTAAAATCAGAACCTGCAGATGGATACCACCAAACAACTTCTGTAAATAAATTATTTAATCCTGCTGCAACTTGTTGACCTTTAGTAGTATCAACATCATCAAAAACATAATCTTCTACACTACAAGGTAGTGAGTTTACTGTACCATCAAATGCAAAGAAACCATTGTTAGACATCCAGTAAGCAACACCATCAATTTCAACAGCTGCATTCTTACCTATTAAACCACAGTTAGTACCAACTTGCTCAAAGCCAAATGTAAAAGGTGCACCAACAAATTTCATTGTGTATAGTGCGTTGTTCGTCCATACTAAAATATTTTCTTTAGCAATTAATGCTCCAACAATTTTAGTTCCATCTTGTAATCTTTGTGTACCTGCAGAATTTGTAGCAAGAGGTGTATATTGGTTTAGTTGTTCACCATTAGAAAATCTAATAAACATATCATCTTGTGTTAAAGGATCACCGATAGTTGTTTCTGTACCTAAATGAATTAAGTGTCTAGTTGTAGGAGATACTAGTGTTAATCTCGATGCTGTAGGATTACCTACTGCTTCTTCGTCTTGACCTCCTAAAGTATTTGCTGCAGTTAAAACACCTATTGCTGTATAGTATTCTGAATTTTGTATAGAATTTGATCCTGGAGATAAAGTTCTTCTTGAAGCTCTAATAGTTAATCTTGCAGATGCTGAAGAATCCCAAGTATAAGTTTTACCATTGGCAATCGTTGCAACTAAAACATCACCCCAGTTAGTTAAAGACCAAAGACCAGGTTCTAATTCAATAGTAGAAGCAATAACAGCTGAACCCCATCCATTAAAATTAGTAGCATTTACAACTACAGTACCATCTGCGTGAATTGCTGTCGCCGTTCCATTAGTAGCTCTTGTAATCCCTGTTAATTCATTACCTGCTACACCAGTATAAGTTATTAATTCATTTTCTATAGCTATTGTACCACCTGCTGTAGGAAAACCTGTTGCCGATGTTAAACGTATTTGTGTAGCTGATCCATTGTTACCTGCTGTATTCGCGGCCAACGCTCCATCTAAATCATTTTGTAATACACCTGCAACTGTTCCACCCCATAAACCAGCACCAAATCCATAACCATAAGTTTGAGCAGCTGGACCTACACCAACATAAGGCTTAACAGTACAAGCACTTCCTCCAGTTAAATTTCCTCCACCACCATTAGTTTCTGCCGAAGGTGATGTAATAGTAAAAGTTGTGGATGATGTAACAGATATAACCTGACATAATTTATCTTCAAAAGTTGAAGCAGCAATACTAGATCCTGTAGGCATAGTCACTGCATCTAAAATAACCATATCTCCTACAAGTAATCCATGATCGCCAGTAGTAGTAATTGTAACAGAAGTTCCAGGTGCTGTGCTATTAGTTGTTAGAGTAGAAGCAAAAGTAGTTTCTGTTCCTGCATTGTTATCAACAAAAGGAGTTATATCAAATAACTGTCCTTCAAAATATATAAGTAAAAATTTATCTGTACCAATAGCAACATATCTATTTCCTTCTTTATCAACAAAAGAATGTTGAGCTCTTGCTACTCCTTGAATAGTATCTGGTAAAAGAGAAGACCATCCTCCTATTTTTTCTGGAAGTCCATATCTAAATCTAGCTAAGTCTGAATCTACCCAACGACCTGTAGCACCTACACTTGTGTCTTGTTTGTCTATTCCCGGAGCAAATTTAATTTCCGTAAGCAATTAAAACTCCTATTGGTTATTTGATAATTTTTGCCAACCTTTGGCAGCGTTAGTGTATATTAATGTAACGGATTGATTGTTTTGATTTAGTGCAATTGCTGCTCCACCTGTACCGCCTTGAATTTTTTCAGCTCCGTTAGGAGTAATGGTACAATTAAAAGAAGAGAAACCTCCAGAAGTAGATGCATCCATAATAGTAACTGTATGACCAGCAACTCCTACAGGTAAATTAACAGCAATAGTTCCACCACCGCCATTAGCTGTTTCTC